TTATCGCAATGATGAGCATCGTGCTCTTAGTTGGAAAGGCGGTTGAGCAGCACGAAACAAAAGTGAACCTAATTAGAAGTGGACAATATGTAGAACCCGATTTTCAAGACACATGGAAAACAAAGGAGGAAAAGAAATAATAATTCATGCCAAAACGAAAACGAAAAAAGCCGATGAAACAATCACCGACTTTCAAAACTAACTAACTACATTATAAAAATAAAATAAGGAGAAATCAATGAGTAAAGCGACTAAAAAAGAAAAAGAATTTGTCATCTTATTACTAGAGTTGATTAAACAATACAAAGATTTAGATTTTGACATCATCTCTTCATTGCAAACTATTTCTAAAATGGTAGAACTGTTTGGATTGGATGATTTGAATTTGGAACTAATGTCAGAATCATTCAAATTTTATTTGGAGATGGAGGATGAATAAATGACAGTTAAAATCAACAAACTAGAAATCGAGAATGTGAAGCGTGTCAAGGCGGTCACAATCGAACCTACATCAAACGGACTCACCATTCTCGGTGGAAACAATAATCAAGGAAAAACAAGTGTCCTCGATGCCATTGCTTGGGCATTGGGCGGCAATAAGTACAAACCAAGCAAACCAGCTCGTGACGGTTCCATGAATCCACCAACGCTTAGAGTGGAATTATCAAACGGACTCATCGTGGAACGTAAGGGCAAGAACTCTGATTTGAAAGTTACGGATCCAAGTGGACAGAAAGCAGGTCAACAATTGCTTGATTCATTCGTGGAAGAACTTGCTTTGGATTTACCAAAATTCATGCAATCAAATTCAAAAGAAAAAGCCAATACATTGCTTCAAATCATTGGCGTTGGTGATAAGCTCTACGAACTAGACCAAACGGAATCCCGATTGTATAGCGAGCGTAGAGCCATCGGACAAATCAAAGACCAAAAGAAAAAATATGCAGCGGAACAACCACAGTATCCAGATGCTCCAAATGAATTAGTAAGCATTTCGGACTTGATTCACGAGCAACAAGAGATTCTTGCACGAAATGGTGAGAATGCTCGTAAGAGACAGAATCGAGAAGAGATTCGTTCTCAATTGCATCAATCTGAAGAAAGATTAAAACAAATCAAGGAAGCACTTGCTGAAGAAGAATCTAAACACGAGAAATTGATGGGAGATTACATTATTGCAAACAAATCCATTGAAGACTTAGTGGATGAATCCACAGAAGAAATCGAAGCATCAATCTCAGACATTGAAGAAATCAACCGAAAGGTTCGAGCAAATCTCGACAAAGAGAAAGCTGAAGAAGATGCAAAAGAATACGAGAAACAATACAACAACTTGTCAGCAGAAATCGACAAGGTTCGAGATGAACGTAAGTCACTTCTCGACAATGCGGATTTACCACTTCAAGGACTATCAGTCGAAGATGGAGAACTCGTCTTCGAAGGGCAAAAATGGGACAACATGAGTGGCTCTCAACAATTGAGAGTATCGACCGCAATTGTTCGCAAATTAAAACCAGAATGTGGATTCGTACTCTTGGACAAGCTCGAACAAATGGACATTCCAACATTGACCGAATTCGGCAAGTGGTTAGAATCAGAAGGACTCCAAGCCATTGCGACTCGAGTGTCTAGTGGAGAGGAATGCCAAATCATCATCGAAGATGGATATGTAGTGTCTGATACAGTCACACCATTCCAAGATACAGAACCAACGAATAAATGGTCGTTTTAAGAAAGGAGTAAACAATGAATATTACAAGAGGTAAACAAGCACGAGCTCAACGTGTCGTGATTTACGGTACTGAGGGCATCGGGAAGTCAACATTCGCATCACAATTCCCGAATCCATTGTTCATCGACACAGAAGGCTCAACATCGAACATGGATGTAGCACGTATGGATAAGCCTACATCATGGACAATGCTTATGAATCAAATCGCATTCGTCAAAGCGAATCCAACAGTTTGCAAAACGCTAGTCATCGACACAATCGATTGGGCTGAATCACTAGCAATCGAGAGTGTGTGCTCGATGCATGGCAAGAGAGGAATCGAAGACTTTGGCTATGGGAATGGCTACACGTATGTCCGAGAAGAAATGGGTCGCTTATTAGATAAGCTTCAAGAATTAGTGGACATTGGCATCAACGTGGTCTTGACCGCACATTCTCAACTTCGCAAGTTCGAACAGCCCGATGAAGATGGAGCTTACGACCGCTACGAGTTGAAACTTGGTAAGAAGACGAGCTCACAAACCGCTCCCGTAGTCAAAGAATGGTGCGACTTACTTCTATTTTGTAACTACAAAACGATGGTGATGACCTCAGAATCTAAGAAGAAAAAAGCGACAGGCGGACAACGTGTCATGTACACGACACATCACCCAGCGTGGGATGCGAAGAATCGTCATGGACTCCCAGATGAGCTCCCAATGGACTATGCTGCTATCGCACACATCTTCGCTTCTTCATCTCAAGAAGCACCAAAGAAGCAAGCTCAAGAGGTGGGCGTTGGAAAAGTAGTAAGCGAGCCTCAAATCGTTGAGCAAGTTCCCTCAGTTGATGAAGTTATCCCAGCAGGAACGAGTGGAGCAGAAACTCAAGAAGATCCGTTCCCTATTAAAGAATCAATCGCTATACCAGACTCTATTCCACAAGCATTGAAGGACTTAATGCTTCAAAATTCAGTCACTCCGAAGATGCTTCAAGATGTAGCATTCAAGAAGGGACACTTCCCACAAGACACACCAATCGAGAACTTCCCACAAGAATATTGGGCGTTCATGGTGACAAATTGGGCGGATGTCTTGAAATCAATTGAAAATACAAACAAATAACAAACAAAAGAAAGAGGTAAATAATTATGACAGAACAATACAACAACTTCGAACGTGAATTTGGATGGGACGACACTATCCAACAAGACTCAACATTCATCTTGCTTCCTGTGGGGCTCTACGAGTTCACAGTAAAGGGCTTTGAACGACAAAGACATACACCAAACCCTAACAATCCCCGGAAGCTCCCAGCGTGTCCAAAAGCGGTCGTAAGTATCGAGATTGAAACTCCTCAAGGAAAAGCAAAATTGAAACACAATCTATTCTTACACTCAAGCACAGAAGGAATGCTTTCATCATTCTTCGGATCTATCGGACAAAAACGCAAAGGCGAACCATTGAAGATGAATTGGAACACAATCATCGGGACTCGTGGCGTGTGCAAAGTCGGAATTCGTAAATATAACGACAACGAGTACAACGAAGTCAAAGCGATGCTATATCCCGAAGATGTGAACCCAAGTCAAGTCTTAAATCGTTCACAACAACCACAACAACAATCCCAACAAACACAACCACAATATCAACAACAAGCAACTCAACAACAACAACCATCTTGGGGTGCGTTCTAAGAGGAGGGACATTGAATGGAATTGCGAAAATATCAAGAAGAGGCTCGTGAGTCCATTCAACAGGAATGGGCAGAAGGTCGCAAGAAGACTCTTCTCGTCCTTCCCACAGGATGCGGAAAGACAATTGTGTTCGCAAAAGTAATCGAAGACCGAGTGAGGATGGGCGAGAGAGTTCTCGTCCTCGCTCACCGCTCTGAGTTGCTAGACCAAGCGAGCGACAAATTGTTCAAGTCAACAGGACTTCAAACATCGCTCGAAAAAGCAAGTTCCACAAGCCTCGGTTCATGGAATCGTGTGGTCGTTGGATCCGTTCAAACCTTGCAACAACCCAAAAGACTCGCAAAATTCGAGAAAGATCACTTCAATACAATTGTGGTGGATGAAGCTCATCATTGCATCTCTGATGGCTATCAACGTGTGCTCTCACATTTTGATAGTGCGAATGTGTTAGGAGTGACAGCAACTCCCGACCGTGGTGATATGCGTAATCTAGGGACATATTTTGACTCGCTAGCCTACGAATATACACTACCACAAGCCATCAAAGAAGGGTATTTGAGCCCAATCAAAGCACTCACAATCCCATTGAATCTTGACCTCTCAAGCGTCTCGATGTCACAAGGTGACTTCAAGGCGAGTGATGTTGGGAATGCGTTGGACCCGTATTTGGAGCAAATTGCAACCGAGATGATGGAGCATTGCAAGGATAAGAAGACGGTCGTATTCCTTCCATTAGTAAATACATCCAAGAAGTTCAGAGACATCTTGAACTCGAAGGGGTTCAGAGCTGCGGAAGTGAATGGAGAATCCAAAGACCGTGCGGAAGTCCTCGAGGATTTCGAGAACGGAAAATACAATGTCTTGTGTAATTCGATGTTACTGACAGAAGGATGGGATTGTCCGTCCGTTGATTGTGTGGTGGTCTTGAGACCAACAAAAGTTCGCTCCCTATATTCTCAAATGGTAGGGCGTGGAACTCGATTGTCCCCTGGAAAGACACATCTCTTGCTCCTCGATTTCTTATGGCACACAGAGAAGCATGAATTGTGTCGCCCAGCTCACCTCATCGCTGAGAATGAAGAGGTGGCTAAGGCGATGGTTGAACGTACTGAAGAGAACACAGGAGCAGAATTTGAGCTCCTAGAATTAGAAGAGGTTGCAAAAGAAGATGTGACCGCACAACGAGAAGAAGCTCTTGCGAAGCAACTCGCTGAGATGCGAAAGAGAAAACGCAAGCTTGTGGATCCGCTCCAATTCGAGATGTCGATTCATGCCGAAGACCTCACAAGCTATGTCCCATCATTTGGATGGGAGATGAGCCCACCTTCAGACAAGCAACTTCAAACATTAGAACGACTCGGAATCATGCCCGATGAGATTGGAAATGCTGGGAAGGCTCAGAAGATTCTTGACCGCCTATCAAAACGCCAAAACGAGGGCTTGACAACGCCAAAACAAATCAGATTATTAGAACGATATGGATTCAGAAATGTAGGGATGTGGCAATTTGAAGCAGCATCTAAGCTCATCAATCGCATTGCTGCGAATGGTTGGAGAGTCCCTCACAGCATCGATGTCCATAGTTACCAAGGAGAGTGATTGAGTGGAAGAAAACAACTTACTTGAATTATTAGATTACATCGACCCCTCATTCCTCAACTATCAAGAATGGGTCAATGTCGGAATGGCTCTCAAGCATGAAGGCTATTCGGCATCAGATTGGGAATCATGGTCGGCTAGAGATTCGGGACGATATCATCCCGGGGAATGTTACAGAAAATGGGATACGTTCCAAGGGACAGGCTCACCAGTCACAGGAGGAACAATCTTCCACATGGCTGTCGAGCAAGGATTCAATCCTTCTCAAGCTCATGATGATGGACGAGGGGCTCTCGAATGGGATTCATCGATTCAATACGACAACGACTATAAATTCGTAGACAAGGCTTGGATTGATGGGAAGGAGTTCCACGAACCAAAGAATTGGAATCCAGTTCAAGAAATCATTCGATACTTAGACACGTTATTCCAATCAGATGACATAGTGGCATATTCAACACAATCTTACGCTAAGACGAACGCTGAGACTGGAGAGGTTGAGAAGTATCTTCCACATCGTGGAAATTACGACAGGACCGCAGGAAAGCTCATAGACGAGCTTGAACGATGCAATGGCGACATTGGTTCAGTTTTAGGCGATTACAACGAGAAGGCAGGAGCATGGGTCCGATTTAATCCCATGGATGGGCAAGGGGTCAAGAACGATAATGTCGTAAGTTATCGTTACGCTCTTGTGGAATCGGACAACATGGATTTAGAAAAGCAGAACGCAATCATGCGAGAGCTTGAACTTCCAATTGCAACACTCGTGTACAGCGGTGGCAAGTCCATCCATGCAATCGTTCGAATCGAAGCAGCAAACAAAGAAGAATACAAAAAACGTGTAGATTACCTATACAAGATTTGTAAAAAGAACGGACTCAATGTTGACGAACAAAACAAGAACCCTAGTCGATTGAGTCGTCTCCCAGGGTTCATTAGAGATGGAAAGAAGCAATTCATCATTGACACGAATATCGGACATAAGTCATGGGATGATTGGTATCAATACATTGAAGATTTGAACGATGAATTGCCAGATCCAGAAGGACTAAGCGAGACTTGGGACAATATGCCAGATCTTGCTCCCGAGCTTATCAAAGGTGTACTCAGACAAGGTCACAAGATGTTGATTGCGGGACCTTCGAAAGCTGGGAAGTCATTCGGGCTCATCAATATGTCGATTGCAATCGCTGAGGGCTCGAAGTGGTTCGGTTGGGAATGTACTCAAGGAAAGATTCTATATGTCAATCTCGAGCTTGATAGAGCCTCATGCTTGCACCGTTTCAAGGATGTATATGCAGCAATGGGCATCGAGCCTCGAAATGTATCTAATATCGATATATGGAACTTGCGTGGGAAGACAGTACCAATGGACAAGCTCGCACCTAAGCTCATCAGACGAGCCCACAAAAAAAGCTATATTGCGGTGATTATCGACCCAATCTACAAGGTACTCACAGGGGACGAAAATAGTGCGGATCAGATGGCTCACTTCACGAACCAATTTGACAAGGTAGCGACTGAGCTAGGGTGTTCAGTCATCTACTGTCACCACCACTCAAAGGGTGCTCAAGGTGGCAAGAAGTCCATGGATAGAGCAAGTGGCTCAGGCGTATTCGCTCGGGACCCAGATGCCCTTGTCGATTTAGTGGAATTAGAACTCACGGATGAGATTATCCAACAACGATGCGACCAATTGGCTTGCGACATCTACAAGGATGCCATCAATCGCATGAATCGTCCATACATGGAACAGTACATTGGTTTAGATGACTTAAGAAGTCCATATCAAATGCGTAATCACTTCGAGAAAGCGGTCGTGAACATCCAAGATAGATGGCAAACGAACGAGCTCATCAATCGAGAAACAAGCAAGATTCAAACGATGTCAGCGTGGCGTGTGGATGGAACGCTTCGAGAGTTCGCTAAGTTCAAACCAAGAAATGTGTGGTTTAGTTATCCACTCCACATTGTGGATGAAACAGGAATCCTTGATGATATCGAGTTGGATGATTCCAAAACACCCCCGTGGAAAAAGAACTTTGATAAAAAGAAACAAGACAGAAAAGAAGAACGAAAAATCGCATTCGACACAGCGTACTCAGTTCTAAATGATGGACTCGCTCCAGTCACTTCAGAGGCACTTTGTGAATATTTGGGCATATCTGAGAAGACTCTCAAGAGACGAATCAAGGAAATAAATGGGTATGAATTCGATGGTGAGAATGTCGTTCTCAAAAAGTAAATTCGGAAAAAATCCTATTTTTGGACAGGACAAACTCGGGGACAGACATCGGGACAGACAGGACAAAACACCGACTTTGTCCTTGTCCACGAGATGAAAATAATGCACCTAAAAGGTGTACTTGGACAGGACAAACTCGGGACAAACTTCGACTTTGTCCACGGACAGACAAACCATAACACTAAGAGTGTGTAATTGGGAAGTGTCCGAAGAATCGTCCATCGTCCATGATAGGAACAGAACAGGTGGGCTTTAGACTCCGCCCACCATGTCTGTCCTTTCTACCATGGACAAAAGCGAAAATAAAAAAAGAAAAGTCTGTGTGGAATTTCACAAACTTAAAAAGGAGAAAAAACATGGCACGTAAAAAATCGAAATTGTTGGAAGTTGGAAAAGAGATGCCACTCTTATATCACAGGTTTCCAGATGAAGAATATGATCCAACTCAATCACAAGTCCTTGAATGGATTTCAAAACAACCCGAATTGATGGAATGGATTTTCAAACAATTGAAGTCAACAGGTTATATCATCTATGACCCTCAATGGGAAGCCTGGAGAGGTGTTGGGAATCATGATTGAATTCTTCATTCCTATGGAAAAGATTCCAACGACTACTCATCAACAGAAGCAAGTCACTTGTAGGAATGGCAAACCTCATTTCTATGAGCCTCCCCAACTCATACAAGCTCGAGCGAAGTACATGGCACACTTCTCTCACTTCGCTCCTAAGAATCCTCTGCGTGGTTGTGTGAGGCTTACAATCAAATGGTGCTTCCCTTTAAAGGATGGAACATACAACGGACAATATAAAGGCACTAAACCAGATTTAGACAATATGGAGAAGTTGCTGCTTGATTGCCTTACTGATTTGGGATTCTGGGAAGACGACAACAAGGTCGCTTCAAAAATCTCAGAGAAGTTTTATGCAGACTTATCAGGAATATATATCAGATTGGAGGAGCTTGAATGAAATTCGATTATAGAAAGTTCATGAATGAAGTAGTCGATTGGATTGAAGCTCAAGAAGATGCTGCTCAACGATATGGTTTCGGTTCGGTTGAGTATTTTAATTGGGTTTTCGAATCGAGTGGAAAGCTATGTGATAAATATGAGAACCATCCATTCGCTCTCAGACAAATGAGAATGGTCTACGAACACATCGATGAAGCTGCTAAACAAATGAATTAAAGGAGTGATGCTCATGAACAATATAAAAATGTATGTCATTCGAGATGCTAAATATCCACAATGGTACTTACAGCATATAGAAGACTACTCAAGCATGATGGGATATCTTGCAAAGAATCATCCACGATATACGCATAAATTTACAACTGACATTAAACAAGCGATGCACTTTAAAACGCCAAATGAAGTTTTAGAGTTTATCAAAGCGCATGCTATTGAAGGGACTATCGTTAAAGACCCGTATCGAGAACGAATTAGCAAAACGGCTTTTAAGTATATGGGTGAGAATTACGGTGAAGCAATCACGTACATCCATGGGATGATTGAAGATTCGAGTGAGAAGATGTTAGCTGCTTCCAAAGCGTTAAAAGTGAATGCGAATACGTTGATTAAATTTATGAAAGACCCGTATTCAGTTGCAGCTCATATTCGAGATCGTATTGTAGAAAACTTGGTAAATCTAGAAAAGGCGGTGAAGTCAATTGGCTAAAATTGATTTTGAAAAATTAAAAGATGATGTTCACTACTTGATTGTGGCTCATTGCAAGTACAAAGACATGTCGATGTATGACAGAGCGTTGAAACAGTTCCAGGAAGATATCAACTACGGACAGTTAGAAGAGATGAGCTACAATGAACGATTCGCTTTCTTACTTGGATTTGAAACATCGTTGAAGGCGATTGAAACTATGACTTTAAAAGAAAGTGACAAGCTCAAGAATGCAGCTCGGAGATTAGATAAACCGATCGAGCAATGCGGACTAATGAGTGCTACATAGGAGGATAAATATGGATGATAAAAACGAAAGCGAAAAACTGATGGAAGAATTGAAACGAATCGGTGAAGGATTCAACAAGTTCATTGAATCAATAGGCGAAGCGTTGAATAAATTATTCTATCCAAAAGAAGATGAATGGGAGATGAAATGTCCGTATAAGATTGGAGATAATTATTGGATAATTTGTGACAGTGGGGAATTTGAAAAGGTAATTTGGAATGACTACAACCTCGACAAGGAAGTATTCATCGCAGGTAACGCCTTCCCAACTAAAGAAGAAGCCGAATTAGAAGCAAAACGCAGAAATCTACTAACACGATTCAGAGCATTCAGAAACGAATGCAATAGGGATTGGAAGCCTGATTGGAGTGAACAAGACTCAAAATACTTTTTATGTTATTCTCAAAAATTTGATATTTTGTCTACCAATGATATTCATATCTGCGAAAGATTTCACACATTCGGTTACTTCAAAACCGAATCCGATGCAAGAAAATCCATCAAGCTCTTCGGTGATGAGATTATCGAGCTGTTCGTGAAGAGTGAGGGGGGAGAAAATGAAAACAATCAACGAAATAAAAGACGATGAATTGGTCTTTAATGAACAAACTCATTCTCAGATAGAGGCGTATGATTTAAAACGTGATTGGAATTCGTTTAATGAAGATGAAAGAAGTGGTTGGAGAACCCTTAAAGAAAGAGAAAAAGCAAAAATATCTGCTGAATCTGTATTGGATTGGATATATGACAGCATGGACTCAGAAGGATATGAAGATATGTTTGTTTATTTATGGGACGACACGTCCGAAGAATTTAAGCAAAGATTACAAAAAATACTTGATGAAATTTCTGATTTTCCAAGTGCGATGATTTTAGATGTTGATGAAACTATCAATCCTTATGTGGATTTAGAGGAGGAATAATAATGGAATTAATCATATTTTTAAAAAATGGAGAAACTTTAAAATTTAGTAATGTGTCAAATGTAAGATTTAGCACGAACTTCTTTACGGTGTTGTGTTTTGACTATGTAAGTGCATCGAATCATAAAAAGAAAAGTGCAGCATTCAATTATGTGCATCTAGCAGGAGTATCATTCGAGGAGGAATTAGTAGATGTTGACAGTTTATTCAAAGCCTAAATGTATGCAATGCGAGATGACGAAGATGTGGTTGACTCAGAATAAAATACCCTTCGAGACAGTGGACACAGAATCAAATCCGGAAGCTTTGGAGTTATTGAGTCATTATGGATGGCAAACTCTTCCAGTCGTGGCTATCGATGACGAAATGAGCGACAATTCTAAATCCTGGAGCGGTTTCCAAATCGATAAGTTAGAAGCTCTATTGTGAGGTGAATAATGGACAGTAGAGGTTATTACGGAATATGTGCTGGAATTATTGAAAGAGCCGTTGATGATTACAAGATAGCCTTAAGATACTTACTTTCTAAAGGAATTGTAAAATCTGATTGGAATCTAAAAGAGAAACATTTTAGAAACAGGCACCATAGAGAAGCGTGGAATGTAAAAACGGATTGTGAGCGGTTCTTTCTTAGTCAGTATTTTGACTATTTATCGAATACAGAAGAATTCGGTTCAACCTTAATGAAACGGATTAGAGAGGATGTGAAAAATGGGAATTAAACATCAATTGAAGCAAATTCGCTTAATCGATTTG